TACAGCTGGTCAGGAGAAGTTTGCCTCCATTATCACCAATTATTACAAAGGTATTGCCGCTGCCGTTATTTTTTTTGATGTCGGGAGGCGTAGTTCTTTCGAAAGAGCGGAGTATTGGAGGCAGGAAATTGTCCGAAACAGAGCTTCGAATGATCCTATGATTATTATGTTAGTTGGAAATAAAATAGATAGGGATAAGCGGGTAATCTCTACATTAGAAGCGGAATCCTATGCAAATAAACATAATTTATTATATAGTGAAACAAGTTGCAAAAATGATATAAATGTTGAAGAATCTTTTTTAAAGTTAATTATGACTATTTATGATACCATGGATAAAGAAAATCCTGGGTGTGGTATCAAAAGATCTGTGGTCGCCGAGGCGGCAAAAAACCTTAATCTAAATGGAAATAAGGGTCGTGATTGTTACTATTTTAACACCGATAAATGCCCCAATTGCTGCACAATTGTTTAATATTGATATAATCTCTCTAAAACCAAAGAAAACGATATGTCTGCGCAATTTAAATCTATTACATAACCCTTATCGTCTAAGATTCGTACTTTTAATTTTTCTATTGTAACCGGTCCAAAATATCTCCTTGCCGAATCCATTCCTGGACCTGGAGTAATAATTGGAGCCTGTGGATTCTGCGATAATCTCTGGACTGGGAATCTGAATAGAGTATTTGATGACTGGGGTGCGTAATATTGATTCACACAACTATTTCGCTGTGTGCCTCTTATCTCACGTGCTGTATACTTTTGCGCCTTCGTTAATGTATCTTCGCCACGAATAGCTACCGGATTCGCTGGCGTTCCCTTCCTACATGCGCGGTTAAATTTTTCATAGTAAGATTTTTTTGCTCCTCCACACCCTTCTCCATAACTATCATTTTTTAATGTCTGTTCCCACGTTGATTCCGTGGGACCACTTTCTGCAACAGGTCCAACGTCTAATGCATTATTAATTTCCGATGCACTAAATTTAATTCGTTGTGGCGGATCTTTCTCATTTGTATCACCCGGGTCTGGAAAACGCTGAATATTCCCTGAAGGATCACAAATTGGATAAATTTGTGAAACTTGCTTAGCATATGTAGGTAATTTGAAACTATCAGTACAGGCAGGCATAGACATAGTACCCATATTGCCGCTATTTCTATTTCTATTGAAATCATCTACTTCCAGAATTAGATATTTTGTACCCAACTCATTCCATACACATGTACCAAATGTTCCATTATACGTATTACCAGTTACGCCTACTAAATTAAAGGAAGCGTCCGCTACCGGATTTGTCGGAACAAATGTTTCTACAAATTTAGATTCAGCCTCGCGAAAACCTAATGTCCATCCAAGCGTGGAATTAATCTTTTTCCCCGTATTTTTATCCGAGCAGGCATGTTCTTTGTTCCCTCGTTTTACTTCACGGGCATTTGGTCCCGTAGGACCGGTAGGTCCCAGCATCATCTCTGTATCATATGCTGTTTTGGTACATGTAGGTATACAATTTTTACAATTTCCACAGCGATTTCTTTCAAACCATTTTATGGATATATCGGGCGGTGCGACCGTGGGTGGCGCAGAACCAGTTGCTCCCTCAATCTTATTACCCCAAAAAAGATATATCTTTTGATTACTTGCATTTACAATCAGCTGTGGTCGTGGGTCCGTAGAAGTAACTGGGCTGCTGTGAAGCGCCTCATAACCGTTAAGTAAAACCGTATTCATTATTGCTTGTAGACCTGGAGCATCATAATTTCCTTCTGGTATCTTAAGACAAATAGTCTCCTTATCTACATTAAGTTCAAAAGTCGTATTTCCATATTTATCTGAGAAGGTATAATAACCGCCCATGGGAATTTCAATACTTCCTACAGTCATAGCTAAAACATTTGTTATTGGGTTTGCCAATGCAAAGGTAAAATCTGTTGGACTATCCGCTTGATAGATATTATTTGATGGATCATAAAGTGATCCTGGGCAGGAAGCAGAACTAATCCCGGTTGGTAATATTTCCCGATATTGACTATCAACATTTACCCATGATAAGAAGGCATTCTGGAGTGTGGGATTTCTATATCCTTGTGCAAATGGTATTTGCGCATAAGCATTGGGTAAAAATAATCTGTTTTGAAGCTGAGGCGCATGCGCGCCAACGCCATCCGTAGGTACATTCGTATAATCCGAGCGGTTGGGCATCACTACACCTTCGCCTAATCTTGTCTGCACTCTCTGCGCATCATAATACCGATTTTTCAGAATATTAGGTGCAGCGTCCTCTACAGGTGGATTAATAAAATCCTTTGCCTGTGTTCTTGCTTGCTGAAATGTATTGGACAAATCTTCTATTGTTTCTCCTGCCTGTTCTGTTAGAGATTCTCGCGTCTCTTCAACCTCATCCAGTAAGTTTTCTACTTTTCCTAGTATACCTTCAACTTGATCAAAGTTAGAAAGTAACTTATTCATACCTTTGGAAAAGAACTCTACATACTTCGCTTGTCCCAGTTCTTTATATTTTTTAATAAAATCAGCCGCAATCCCCATGATTGCTTCTTTTTGAACCGGTGATTCAATTCCAAATATGTCCAATAACTCTTCTAGATTATAATTTTCAATATCAAAATCTGGTTGTTTAATACTCATTATATATTATTTGTATTTTATATTCAATAAAAAATACAAACTAATTATTTAACGCCGTCTTTTCCTTGTTCTGCGTCTCCTCTTTCTTTTATGGGTCTTTCTACGCTTTTTCTTATGTCTTGTGCGACGGTGTCTTTTTCTTAGTGCCCTTTTCCTTGTACGTTTTCTTTTTCTTCTTCCTCCACCGCTAACACCACTGTATGGATTGTTGTCTTGGCATAATATCATATGATATCCGTTGTCTCTACCATGTTCTTCTGCCGCTGCTATTCCCTCTCTTGCCATTGTTTTGTAGTATTCCTTTGAATAGGTTTGGAATGGTGCTAACAATGTTCTTAATTTTGCATCATAAGCGTCCTGCTCCTCTTCTGATCTAGTTACTCCTTCTATTTCAGGAGGACCGAATTCCGCGAAAAAGGTTAGAAGATTATCTTGCGCTTCTTTGTATTTCCCTCTCTCAGCAACCCCGCACGCAGCCAAAAACCGCCATCCAAATTTCCAATATAAAGTTATCACCGTTTCCAGACCATACAATGAAATCCCTTGAGGTAAGTTCTTACCTATGTATTGTACTAATCTGATAATATTACCGCCGCCTTCTTGAAATATCTCATTTCTAAGAGATCCTCGTGCCCGTCCTGCTGCATTACCTAATACAAGAAGTTCCATTGTAACCTTACTCACATCCATACGCGCCGGAAGGACTGTCGCGGATCTTACTATTTCACCATTGTATCTAACTTGACATAATGCCAACCCTCTTAAACTTGTCTTTGCTCCTTTTCGTAGATCATATTGAACTAAAATAAGATTACTGGGCGAATCTGCGGTTTCAAAATCTTCCAGAGCAACATCGCCGTCAAGCTGACTACGTACATACCCTGCCGGCAAACCGCCTCTAACCAAGGCAGAAAGTACGCCAGCATTCTTACGCAAAACCCCACCTTCGCCTAATGCGCGATCCAGTGCCTCATATGAACCTTCCAACTCTCTCGGATTAAATCCTAAACATCTCAACACATTTTGATTTGTAAAAACATCGATATATTCCATCTTAGGTACTCTCACACTTGGTCCTTGTCCCATTCTTATATATAAAATTTAGATAATAAAATTGATTTTAGTTATCTTATCTCTTATAGATATAAGAACCCACAATGGATAACACTGACAACAAGATTTGCGCTATTTGTTGCGAGAACTATAATAAATCAACGCGACACAAGGCAACATGTCCATCCTGCCAATTTCAGGTTTGTCGCACCTGTATTCGTACCTATTTAATGGGACGCAGTGATGATGCGCATTGCCTAAAATGTAATCGTAGATGGGAGCTTGATACCTTAATTGAGTCTACTGGAAGGACGTGGGTCAATACTACTTATAAAAAGCACCGTCAGAAGGTCTTATTTGATAATGAAAAGAGTCGGTTACCGGAAACCATGCCGGCAGTTGAAAACTACAAAATCTGCCAAACTTTGGAAACAAAGTCAAAAGATTTACAAGATCAAATTCGCGATCTTCAACGTCAAGCAAATGCTCTTAAAAATCAACAGTCCACATTAAATAACGAACTTTATCAAAGGCGGCGAGGTGGAGGCATCAAAGAAAAGCGAAAATTTATCAAAGCTTGTCCAGCGGAAGGATGCAGGGGTTTCCTATCTACACAATGGAAATGTGGACTATGTGATACCCATGTTTGTTCTAAATGCTTTGTAATTAAAGAGACAGATGAAGGGGGTGAGATAATTCCTCATGAATGTAAGGAGGAGGATCTTAAAACGGCAGAGATGATAAGGAAAGAAACGCGACCTTGTCCAAGTTGTGGTGCCCAAATCTATAAGATTGAAGGTTGTGATCAGATGTGGTGTACACAGTGCCATACGGCTTTCAGCTGGCGATCGGGTCTTAAAGTGACCGGGGTTATTCATAACCCACACTTCTATGCCTGGCAAAACACAGGAGCTGCCGCGCCCGCAGTTAATGTCCCAGGTGCAGTTATGTGCGGCGGGCTACCCCCATTGTATACTTATAGGCAAGAGATAATGCGTGGATTGCAAACTCCTTACGCGTTCAGAAATAGAACATCCAGTGTTGGGTACAGTGAGACTGAAATGCTAACAAGGCTAGCAGTTAGTCTACATCGTGCATGCAGTCATTTTACTCATGTGGAACTGGATCGGGTAAGGCGAATTTGCAATGGAGCCGAAAATAATGAGGAAATGAGAATCAAATATATTCTGAATGAGATTACGGAACATGATATGCGTACACAACTAATGAGAAAAGATAAAAAGCGAAAAAAATCAACGGCTATTCTGCAGATTTATGAACTCGTAAACACTGTATTTACTGAGAGTATTCGTGATATTATGCATTCTGTTACAACGACAAATGCGGATGAAACGCGAGAGGAAGCGGTACAGCGCAATCTTCTTCGGTGTGAAGCCCTAAGGGATTATGCTAATGATGAATTAGCAAAAATTAGTGTACTATATTCCCAAACTGTAGCCGTAATTGAGCCAGACTTCTATACTACTCGCAGAAAGTACCGAGCTAATGATCTGAAGGCTTGAACAGATTTTGGAAGAAGTGCTTTAAAATATGGATGGTTTTCGTATTAAAATTCTTCCAATTAATTGTTGTAACTCCCTGACCTCTCTTATAATGTCCGCAGCCCGTGAATACTATATTTTCCAATAAAGTTATCATTTTCGGCGATGTAAAATTTTTCTTATCTATCCTATAACTGCTATTATAGACATATCTATTATAGTTTAAATCCGACGTGTAAATGCATACGCGTTTCTCCATATTTATATAATTTCGTATCAAACCGATTCCTTCAATCGTATTAGTGTCATTGTTCATCTCCAATACATAGATTAAAGCATTATTGGGAATCGTAGGTGAAATCTTTTTATTAACGCCATAAATACACCCTTCCCAATTATGTTTAACGCGCCAGTTTTTGTTTTCTGTGAAGGTTGAATTATTAAAACGAGTCGTTCCAATATAGAATTTCTCTCCAGGATGTGCCATGAATGTCATTTAATTAATATTTTTACATCATTTTCAATTTATTTATTTGGATTAATAAATAAATTATAACTCTTGGTACTGATTAAAATACGATTTTAGATAGTGTTCAATATGAACATTAGTTTTATCAGAGGTCAATTCACCGGCAATATCTGTTTTGAAATATTTTTTTATCAAGGGTACGTTATTAGTTCCCAAAACCTGCAATAGATAGAATAATTTCATATATACGGCTTCTGGTGTCATATCAAAACTACTTATAACGCCCACCTCTTTCATTCGTTTCCCTGTGTTATAGAACGTCATATTTACACCTCCATTCACACATTGTGTCGTATTCACAACAAGGATATTTTTACGTACGGCTCTTGCGACAGTATCCATAAATCTCTTATCACCCACCGGCGCATTTCCGATACCGTATGTTCTAAGTATAATTGCCTGTGGGTTTAGATCTATCATAGCTTCCAAGGGTGTGGCATTTTGTTCTGGAGATAGAGTCAAGGTATAAATTTTAATGTCACTATTCCATCGATTAAGATTCCAATTACCTGGAATTCGCGGCAATGGTGGAAAAATGTTATAATGTTGTTTTTTATCTCCCAATAATTTATTTTTATAAATATTAATAAATACACCTATCTCGCCAATTGGTCCGTAATTAGGTGATTTATATGCAACAAAATCAGTAGAACTATATTTAGAAGACCGATTGCCGCGTAATATTTTACCACCGAAAACAATCATTACTTCATTAATCCTCATCAAGGAAACGATGACAGAATCAATTATATTTCTGGTAGCATCATTCCTAAATTCAAATAGAGGAATTTGGGATCCAGTAACAATCACGGGCTTATTCCAATCTTTTAAAAAGAATGAAAGCATTGAGGCAGTATAAGCAAGTGTATCGGTACCATGGATGACAATGAAACTATCATATTTATAATAGTTTGCAAGGAGTTTCTCTAAGATAGCCTTCATATCTTCAGTTTGTAAATTAGAACTATCAATGAGGGTTTTTGTTTGATCAATATAGTATTTAATTTTCATTTTCTTTTGAATATTCATATTTGTGACGAGTCTATTTAGATTACCTTTGATTGGGATCAATCCCTTTTCTTTATTATGTAACATTCCAATCGTTCCTCCAGTATAGAGGATATAGACCTTTGTCACAAGCGAGGATCTACGTGTCCCCTTTTTTCTCTTTTTTGATGTTCTTCTTTTGGATCTCGTTTTGGATCTGGGCATCGTATATAATATAGTTATATTATTGTTTATTTGTGCTTCTTTTTACTAATATATAAGTAATAAAAATATCCTCCTACGCACCAAGATATAAAACTCGCACTTACAGCCAAAGTTGCGTTGAGTTTCAAATGATTAAATAAGAACGCGCAGAAACCTGTAATAACAGCTAACCAACTAACCATTATAAAAGCAGACCAAATGAACTTTTCTCTATTTTTTCTACCCTTAATTAATAACATTGAAGGTATACTGATTGGTACTCCTGAAATAATACCTGCCGCTAAAGCATTCATATTATTTCCCACGTAATTAATTCCTGTTACCGTTGCGCCGGCGATGAAGAACGTTTCGATATATTCAGCAACTCCCATGATTATATAATAATGGTATAATATAAAATGACAACTTTAAAGGAATGGGGTTTATTTACCTTGGTTGCGGCACTGGCTGGTTTTATGAATGGAGCACTCGGTCTCGGGGCAGGAGTCGCGCTATCGGCATTACTTGTCCCTTTTGGATTAGTTAAAGATTATAAGACAGCAATTGGAACTACGATTTTGGCGATATTGCCGCCACTGGCTTTGCCAGCACTGCGTTTTTATTGGAAAAAGAAGCAAGTAAATGTACGCGCCGCTTTAATATTAATGGTTTTAGTAACCATATTTTCATATTTTGGTGGATTATTTACATCTTTGGAATCACCTAGAGTTATTGCTGCCATTTCAAGTGCTATATTTGCTGGATTTTCAGTATTTTGGGCTTATTGTGCCTATACTGGCAAATTTTTAAAAAAAAACTAATCTATTAAACTGAAAAGGTTTCTCCACATCCACAGGATCCTGTTGCATTTGGATTTGAAAAACGGAAGCCCTCCCCCATAAAATCTTTTTCCCATGTTATTTCTGTTCCAATTAAATGCAATAAACTTCTACCACAAACTATGATATTTGCCCCATCAATATTCATTTTTTCATCAATCGTAACCGGCGGTTCTTTTAATGGTTCAATAATATAACGCAATCCGTTACAGCCGCCACCTTTCACTCCTATAAATGCAGCTTTAAACTCACTTTGCAAGGAGATTTGCTTGAGCTGTTTTACAGCTTGTGTGCATATATTCAATAGAGGTCTACTCATATAAATTGTACATACTTCTTTTTCATAAAGGTATTAATGTATTTTCTCTCCATCGTAGTGAATTTAAAGTAATCTGCCACCGTTTCGTCAGTAATCGTCTCTGGAAACTGTGACAATTTTGTAATGTCGGGGATAAATTCAAATGCATAACGTTCTAAATATTTCATTCTATATCTTGTAGACTCAAATATAATAAACGCTAGTTTTGTTGATAGCAACTTCTTAATTAATTTTAGTTCTTCAGGGGTATAGTCTTTTATTACATAGTTATCTCTATTGGATATTCCATAGCCGTAGCTATCATAATATGGAAATCCATACATTTTATGCGCCAGTACTAGTTTTGGCTTCACATTAGAAAAACTACATCTTTTATTTGAATAGTTGATTACTAATCTCGGCGTTAATCTATCAAGTTTACAGGTTGAAATATTCGCATATGCATGCGTCTTTGGATTTTGAATCTGTTCCACAGAAAGTCCTTTATACCCGGGACGCATACTTGTTTTAATAACTTGTATACTCCCCACTTCCTTTACAAATTTATCAAGCTTTTGTATTATATTTGGAGAGATAAGTGGCATGGAATCTAATGTTTTACAAGAAACGTATGTTCTTGAACATTGATCAAAGATATTAATCTCTCCCTGCTTGTCATTATAATGAAATACAAAGTATGTTGTGGGCGTCTGAGCCTGCTTATGAAATATTTGATTGGTTTCAGTATTGGTCATACAATGCATTTTTGTTATTTCGCCTCTTTCTAATAAAAAGTTATGAAAACCATGGTCTCTTTTTAACCATATCGATGGTGTAATCATTGCTAATCGCCCACCTGTGGTTAAATTCATTACTGCATTTTTAACAAAATCCATCCATATAGATATTCCGTCCTCTCGTTTTGATGCCAATTTATTGGTTGGTACCTTTTTTAGTCCATTGGCGTTAAAAGGTGGATTTCCTATAATAATATCAAAATGCATATTCTTCATTTCTAAAAAATCCACATTCGCTATATTCGCGTTCATACCAAAAGTCTCATACAAGGTTGGAATATGATCAGGATTCAATTCAACCATAAATATCATTTTACTGATTATATGATCGTGACGTTTTTTGTCGTTCTTAATTATCGGTTGGAGAGATTTAAATAATCGCTCATATAAAATCATTGTGAAATACCCCTTTCCAGCACAGGGATCCAGCCATTTTAAATGGGGATCGGCAAATATTAAATCTGGTAATAAACCAATAATTTTTTCTACTAATCTAAAATCTGTATTTACCTCTCCATATTTCTCCTTATTTCCATCCTTACAACTAAAATCTTGTTTAAATAATCGTAAATCTTTATTGAAAATTGACATATATCCTATATTTCTACGGAAAAATATAGAATATAACGCTTATATATAGAATGAATAAATGGTATAAATCTCTCAAAAGGGCGCCTTGGTCGCCGCCTAATTATATATTCGGCATCGTTTGGCCTATACTATATGCCCTTATGGCAGTCTCATTTTTTCTAGTATGGAAAAATAAAAAATGCTTTCCTTATTGTCCGGCACTAACTACCTTTTTTGTACAATTAGCATTTAATTTGTCTTGGACAACCATTTTCTTCTATTATAAAATGCCCAAACTAGCTCTGTTGGATATTCTTCTTATTCTATACTTTTCTATACAAACATTCTTTGCCTTTATAAAGGTTAATAAAACAGCGGCATATCTTCTATTACCGTATTTAATTTGGTTATTTGTTGCGTTTTCATTGAATACATATATTGTTTTATATAACTAACTATGTCGTAGAATTGGTAGTAAAAAGTTACTATACCAATTTCTTGTTGCCTTATCTTTGATAAGAAATTTTCCATAGTTGAAACTCTGTCGTAATCCTATCCTATCTCCCTCGGAAAATATATCAAAATACATCTTAAATAAAAATATGATAGTACTCCTTCTATTATATTTGCATGCATGATAGAACAACTTCAAGTAGATATCAGCAATATTAATCTGATAATCTTCTCTATGTAGCTTAGTATATAACTCTTTTAATCTGAGGTGGTCCTGCGCTACTACGGCATTACGTCCTTGTTTGACAAACTGAGAGTGCATATAAATAACTATTATATGATTATTTATATGAATTACCACAAATAAATATGACTCAATATTTTTGCGTTATAATGACCGTGACTTTTTTTTAGTTCCTTTTTAACCGCAGCATCTTTTGTTGGAATACCAGAGTGTCTATTAAAATAGTTCCTCCTCCGCTTTGGATCTCCATGATTCTTATTCGCATATAATTTCAACGGTGTTGAATCCTTAAACTGTTCATACCCTATGGCGCCAAAACTAATTTTATGCCGCTTTTTAGTTTCTAAATTCTCAATAATGGCAGTGTACTTCTTACCCTTTACCGTAGGTTTTATAAATTGTACAATTCTTTCTTTCATTACAATACCATATCTTTTGGTTTTTCTTCTTCCTCCGCGGAATCTTTTCACCCTTCTTGTTCGACGTTTTTCTGATCGCGCCCTTCTAATTTGTTTTTTAGTTAATTCGCGAAAGGTTACAGGCGTTTTGCTTGTTATTCTCCGCGTTGGTCTGTAAACATCACTCTTATATTTATACCCAATTTTACCTCTTTGGTTTCGCCACTTTTCTTTAAACCATCTCGCTAGTCCCCTTTTCTGCGTCTTTTTTCCTTTGTATGGGCTTTTTTTGCCGTGTTTTTTATAAAAAGCCCTTTTATATTCCTGAACCACTATTCCACTCCGATATGCGCTATGTTTGGGATTTTTTTTATAGACTTTCGCCTTTATCTTTGAATATAACTGTTTATCTATGGGTTCTGACATATATATAAAGTATAGAATATTATCTTAACTCTGTGAATATTTGAAATTTGTATATAACTTCTGATTAACTGCGAAATTAACATTACCGCCTTTTTTATCATAACTCACAATATAATTTTGTTTACTTTGGTTCCCAAAAGCCAAATTCCGATCACCACACTGCCCGGATCCCCGTTGAACAGAATAAGGGCGATCTTCAAGATACTGTAATACATATACGCCGTAGGCAGAGTGTCCACTACCGGTACTGCCCGACGATCCGCGGAGTGTACTATCAAAATATCCATCGGTACCAAGTAACATAGCATTCCTAGCCATACTTGGACCTGTCCCGCCGGTGCAGCCAATACCCGTAGGTCCAGCAGTACCAGTAATTCCATACTGAAATTTAAAATCATCTGCTGACCCCCATTTCAAATCTCCCGTATTTTGATATCCCATAATGGAAACAGGTGCAAATCCTGCACCCATTAACCCCTTATAAAATGAAGCTAATTGTTCTTGGTCTATAAACGCAATACCTCCGCCCCATTTATTTTTCCCCCCAACTGAATTTGGCGCCGGCGAAGAACCTGCAAAAAGTTCCAAATTTAAAATCCATAAATAACAATTATGAGTAGTAGCGGGAATTGGCCAAGCTGGTGGTGATTTGAAGTGGTTCGGTAGTATGTAGTACCAACTTTGATTCTGAGGCAGATCCCCCAGGTTCAACTGACTCGTCCAAGTGGTATCCGCTTCATATGACTTCGCCACGGGGAGGACGCTCCCAGCAGATTTCTGGTACAACAGCGTTACATCGGTCGCCGGTCCACCCACTTGACCCCGTTGTCCTGGGGGTCCTTTGTTAACAAGTGACACACCTGCAATAGCTTTGAAGTTATTAAGTATGCCTGTAAAAAGATTATTTGTTGGGTAGTTAGCCGCATTTCCCGCCATCGCCTTAAGATCGGTCAAATTTCCGCTTTTATGCACACCACCAACAAAAATACCAGTACCTTGTGCCGCCCCCTTTGAGCCGCGAAAGGTACCGCCACTACCTATTACCTTGCGCCCCTTGGCACTAGTGGTTTGAATATCTACTGACTCTTCGGCTGGGAGGAGTTCTGGTGGCCACATATCGCCCCAGAAAGTCTTAAC